TCACGCCATCACCCGGACCAACCCTTCCTCTTTCTACTGTTAGTTTAACAATAAATGGAATTACTCCATATTTAAGACAAGATAATACACATTGGCTTGCAAACTATTCTGCAATAGATGGAAATTATTATTGGTTAACTTTTGGTTACTACCAAACAACTCCCAACGCATGGGAGGTTTGGTATGAAAATGAAATTGGAGGAGGTGTAATAAGCACAAATCTATCATCAAGTTCTGCAATTCCGCTAACAGGCTGGAGTCCATCAATTACAATTACAAGTCCGTAGTTACAATTTAATATATACAAATACTATTTAATTGACATCCTCTAGCAGACAGAAATCCTATCTAAATGAAATATCCTCTTTCTGTTTATCTAATAGCTGGAAATGAAGAAGCATACATCAAGCGTTGCATTGAATCATTTAAACCCATCTCAAAAGAAGTTGTTGTATGTATTTCTAGGGGGTCAGCTACGCCCGACAAGACAGAGGAGATCGCACTTTCTCTCGGTGCTAGAATCGTTCATTACCAGAACAAAAGAACTGATTGGGAGCATATAGATGATTTTGCAACGGCTCGAAATACTGCGCTAGAGGCTTGTGAGTGTGAATGGGCTTTATGGGTGGACGCTGACGATGTAATGGCTGATGACGGCGAGAAGGTGGCAGAGGAAGCTATTGCCCTAGCCATAGAGAAAGACGCTCACCTAGTGGCTTTAAAGTACAATGTCGACAACGCCGGACTCATGCCCCTCCGAGAAGAGATAAGCAAGAAAGGCACTTGTGTTTGGAAGAATCGAGTTCACGAAATGCTTGTCACTAAAGAGTCAAACAAGACCATAGCGACAGACAAGATATTTAGAATCCACAAGCCCGATGGGTACAAGCCCAAAAGTGCTGAAAGGAACTTTAACATCTTAGCCGACACCCTTTCAACTGCTCCCAATTCTCTATACTACCAAGCCCAAGAATACTTTCTATCAAACCAGATTGAGAAGTGCATTGATTCCAGCATGAGAGCCTTGGCCTTTCCAGAGCTAGAGGACACGCTTCGATATGATGTGCTTTGCAATCTGGGGAGGATTGTGGGGGATAACGACAGGCTGGCGTGGCTAGGACAAGCCGTGGCTCTCCAACCAGACCGCAGAGAGGCGTATTTTTATATAGCAAATCACTACTCGGGGAAGGCTAGTTGGCATAAGGCATATGGAGCAATCCGAAGTTGCATGACTCTGCACAGGCCAAAAGCTCATTATTGGAATCAAGTTGAAGCGATCTACAACTGGCAAGCCCTCGATCTATTTGAAACCGCCTCTGTTTGTGTTGGCGAAAGCGTGGAGGTTGAGAAGATTAAGAAGATGAAACCAGCCCCAAAGATAAGCGTGATTCACGCTACTAAGGGCAGACCGCAGATCGCTTGGCAGAGAAGATGGCAATGGTTGTGCTTGGCCGAGAAACCCCTTGAAATTGAATGGCTATTCATGGTGGATGCAGACGAAAAGACCGACTACACCCCTCACCAAGGGATTCGATGCAACCCCGGTGGCATCGTCAATGCCTGGAACGCAGGGGCAAAAATAGCCAAGGGGGACATCATTATTCAAATGTCGGATGATTGGGCACCACCCCGCCATTGGGATGCCCTAATTTCGAACGCTATTGGGGACAGCAAGGCCGAGAAGGTATTGGCAGTATCAGATGGGCTGAGAACCGACAAACTCCTCTGTATGGCGATTCTCACGAAAGATAGGCTAAAAAAGCAGGGTCACATGTTTCACCCCGACTATCAAGAGAGCGATGGTTTATATTCCGATAACGAATTCACAGAGCTTGCCTATTTAAATCAAGTGGTAGTTGAGGCTCGACATGTTCAATTCAAACACGAGAATCCTATGTTCACAGGGGGCAACCCAGACGAGCAACTAAAAAACCACAACAAGCCAGAGTTCTATGAGAAAGGCAAGGCGATCTATGAAAAGCACAAAGCAAATAATTGGTTGTAGGACAGCTAAAAAGGGAGAGCATACCAAGGGTCTTGGTATAATTACTTTTGGGAAATCTCGCCCCTGCAAAACTAAGTTTGTAAATGTCGATATTACCTATGACGAAAAGGCTAAGAAGGAATTATACGAGGCGGGGATGTTGGCCTTGAAGCAAGACCCGGAGGCCGTCATTGAATATGTAATTAAGAAGGCACTAATAGAAATGGCAAGATGCAAGAAATAACCATCAACGACTCATTTGGACAAGCCCTCCAAAAATATAGTGAAGGGCTAGATGTAGGGCTAGAGATTGGTGGAGGAACAGGGGACGGCTCAACGCAATGCATCAAGACAAAGAAACTATTCAGCATAGAGAACCATCCAGACCGCATAGGCCGACACTCAATGAACCTATCGGCAAGGGGGGGAGTAGCAATCAACGGCACGGCAACCCTATCGAGTCTATGGCTAAACAAGAAAGATATTGAGGAGTTCTATCGAACCACAAAGACAACGCTCAACCAGTACCCGCTAGAGCAGGTCTTGGGCTGGCATAATGTATGTCTTGAAACTGCCTACCAATACAAAACCAGCGCAATCGAGGATGTTCACTTCGACCATAATGTAGATTTTAACTTTGTATTGATTGATGGCTCGCCCTTCTCTGGGGAATCAGAACTGCGTTGTGTCCGACCCTTCCTAGTAGAGAAAGCAATCATCGCCCTAGACGATGTGAACGACATCAAGAACTATGCTAATTATGAAAAGCTAAAGCGAACTGCAACCCTGCTATGGGAGGATATGGCTTGTCGGAATGGGGCGGCCATCTTCCAGTTATGACCAAGGGAACAATAGATTCGGAAGCTCCGCAGATTCATTGGGAGCATCTTAATGTTAAGGGGGGAAGAGTCCTAGACTTGGGATGCGGATTCTGGACGGAGGCAGAAAGGCAAGAGGGCAACGGCACGGCAAAATACTTCCTATCACAAAAGCCAGAGTTCTACATGGGAATCGAAATAAACCAAGGGGACATTGAATCTCTGTCTAGGCAATATCCAGAGGGCAAATTCCTATGCCAAAGAATAGAATCATCAGAGCAAATCCAAGGACTGATTAAGGAAAACTTAATAACTCACATCAAATGCGACATAGAGGGAGAAGAGTCAAGAATGTTGCAGATTGCAGATGTGGGGACACTAAAGGAGATCGCCATTGAACTTCACTATTCCGATCTATGGCTTAAGGAGTTTATGACTTGGTTTGAGTCTATTGGGTTTGAGTGTTACCAATATGACTCTGTTTCTTTCTGCTCAGAGATTAGCGTTATTTATGGCCGACTAAAATGCTAACTATCTTCACCATTGTTCTAAATGGGATGCCCTATATTGAGAAGCACCTAGCAGAGTTTAGAAAACTGCAAATCCCTTGGAGATGGAACATCGTTGAAGGAGTAAGCGAACCTCTAGGATGTACTCGGTGGTGCAAGCAAATCCCCGACAAATATCATAAGAACTTTGCAAGCGTGGACGGAACACACGAATATCTTGAGAGCATTAGAGGGGAAAATATATCTGTTTACTGGCAAGCTAAACCCTTCGAGGGGAAGCTGGCGATGATAAACGAAGCCTTGCGGGGAGTAGAGGGAGGGGTTGTGATGCAGATTGATTCAGACGAGATATGGAAAGCCGAACAGATAGACGCTATTTTTGGACATCTCAAAGGATGCGAGGAGGGGCGAGCGATGCAGTTTCATTGCAACTATTTTGTAGGGCAGAACAAGAGAGTAGTGACTAGGGAGGGGTTCGGCTCGAACTGGTACGAGTGGTTTAGAGCTTGGAGATGGGGAAGGGACATTCATTTTACAAGCCATGAACCGCCCAAGCTCAATGTCCAATCTTTGATGATTCCGAGGGGAGTCACAGAAACTTGGGGGCTAACCTTTGATCACTACGCATACGCCACGAAAGAACAGGCACAATTCAAAGAAGATTTCTATGGGTACAAGGGGATAGTTGAAGGATGGGAAAGGCTACAACAAACGACAAGCCCAGTTAGGCTGAGGGATTATCTGCCATTCATAACAGACAAAAGCGTTGCCGATGAGTGCTAAGACAATCAAATACTCGCAGAGGCTAGGGGATGTCCTCAGATGCCTACCCGCCGCCAAGTTCTTGGCAGACCAAGGGCAAGAGGTTTTCTTTGATTGCTTGCCCCAATATCATTCCGTATTCGATCTTGTCTCCTATGTGAAGGCGGGGAGCAAGGGAGACATCATTGACCTTGAGGTATGGCCGAACAAATACGAGGAATACCGAAAGAGCAAAAAGACTTGGACGGACTTTGTTTATAGCCATTCCGAAATCAAAGGAGCAGACAAGACGAACATCGTCCTAGACAAGCTGGATGATAAGCCGTCCAAGGAACTGCCCGATAAATATAACCTAGTTGCTCCTTTTGGAATCAGCCAAGGGTATAGGAACAATCCGCTTGAGATCATAACAAAGGCGAGGTCTGAGATGGGCAAAGAAAACTTCTATGTGATGACCCCGCTCGATATTAAAATACAAGGGCTTTCGACCTACACCGCCCCAGACATTGAAGATATGGCAAAGGCTATCCGAGGTGCAGATATGTTCTGGGCAATTAATAGCACCCCGATCATCTTGGCCTCAGCGGTTAGGAAGGATAAGAACACCGGGTTCTTCCCCCAAAAGAACGAGTGGGAAACTGACAACATTTTTGACTTTGAGGGAATGATAAAGCTGGATTGACACTAGGCGGGATTTATGGCTGGCTCGATTGACACAACCTATTTCCTTTCCGATCTCAGCGGGATGATAAAAGACCTATACTCTTCCGTAACTGGATTGGGTTCTACTGCCGTGTGTGCCTCTGTAACCGATCTAACCACGGCAACAGATTTGGATATAGGTGGAGAGATTCTAAGGATAACCCAGAGCCTTGTCGTTCCCGCCTCTTCTATTTCTGCTCCTACGATTGGTATGCTCTGCTCTGTTTCTGGCATAGAACGAATGGTTGCGGGATTCTCCCAAAGTACGGATGGAGTTTCCTATACCATCGAACTAGCCGACATCACAACCTAATGGCCTCAATTGAACGAGAGATTGAGAAGGGGCTTCTCAACGCAGTTTCTGGCATTACTGGTGTTAATTTCTTCACTAGCGAAAGAGGCACGGCTCGGACTATGCCCAACATTGTAGTTCAAGCGAGCATTGGAGGGGAGGAACTTGGCCCATTTACAGGAGTATTCAAAACCCCTGCCACGCTTACCTACACGGCAAGAGCCGACACAATTAGCCGAACCGCTTTTGATGCAAAGTTCTTTAATATATTAGGACAGCTTTACAGATCACCCGACCTTGCAAGTTATATCACCACGGCTTCAAATATCACTTGTTATGTGGCCAAAGTAACAGGACAGAGCAACGCCATTGAATCCAAGAATAGAACTTGGAATAGAGCCATAACGCTAGACATTACAGCAAGCGCAAAGAAATGAACCAGACACCACAATATAATGTAGAGGATGCTATTGGAGACTTGCTTGCGGGAATCTCTGGTTTGAATGTCTATACCACAAACCGCATCGGGCTTAGATTCTTCCCATTCGTCACAATCTCTGCCTCTGTAAATACTCAAATGCTAGGCAACTATACAGGGGTTTATGATTTGAGCGTTGCGGTGAACTATTCAGACACGGCGGCCAAGATTACCCAAGAGAACTTTGACGCTGAATACTGCGCTATCTTTGAAGCGTTCTATTCTGAAACACCTACCCTTGCTACCAAGATACAGAACACAATTTTCGACACAAAAATTCACATGGCTAGGATAAGCGGTCAAAGCCCATCCATTCGAGCCAATAAAAGAGCATGGCAAAGGGGCTTGACTATGAGTGTTATCTGTACTCCTTCTGAACTTGAGGACGGGTTGCGATACCTAAACTTCTATCAACAGCAAAATTCAATGTATATTGGCGTGATTTAACAAGGAAACAACCATATGGCTCTCTCTATTTTAGACGGAAATCAAACAGCAACTACGCTTTCAACAATACTTTCTAGTGGTCAACACATTACCGCACATACGGTTGTAAGCCTTGGGACGCAAGCTAAGACGGACATTCTGTCGGCGGTTTCAAGTGGAATTGCCATCTCTGGCACGGTGACGGCGAATGGGGGAAACTTTGCCTATGCTCAAGATGAAGATACTAGTAACGATGGAGACAAGGGGGTTTTGATTGGATGGCGCGATGACGTTAATGGGTCATTTAGAAATGTTAGCGACTTTCAGCCCCTTCCCATCTCTGGCACAGTCACCATAGGCTCTGCCCTCCCCGCTGGCACAAACCGCATCGGCGTGGTGACGATTGGAGCAGGGACAGTCACCATCGGAGCAGGGACGGCACAGATCGGGTCAGTCACCGCATCCATCAGCGGGACGGTTCCCATCAGCATCTCCTCCGTCACGGTTGGAAACTTTCCCGCCACTCAGCCCGTCTCCTTGGCGTCCCTCCCGGCTTTAGTCGCTGGCACGGCTCAGATAGGGGCGGTCACGGCGAGCATCAGCGGGACAGTCCCCGTCTCAATCGCCTCCGTCACGGTAGGGAATAGCGTCACAATCGGCTCCCTCCCTACGATCAGTGGGACGGTAACGGCTAACATAGCAATCTCCTCCACCTCCATCACCTCGGGCAGTTTTTCGTCCCTTACCTCAGCCACCCTCGTCCCTGCCAACACCGCCCGCAAAATGGCCACCGTCTACAACCTCGGGGCAGGGCAACTATTCGTGAACGCTGGGGCAACGGCCACAACGCTGGGCGGTGGATTTATGGTCGCTTTATCTAGCGGGGATTTCTACGAGTGCGACTACACCACCACTACCCTCTCTGCCATCTTCGCCACCGCTGGAACGGCTAGCTGGGTCAGTCATTAAGGATTAGGCAATGGCACTCTATCGTTCCGCTTTTTCAGTATTCATTCCAACCCCAGATGTAGATGCGGCTTCGTATATTTCCAGAGCGGGGATTACAGATTTACAGGGGCAGATAGACATTCACAACTTTGTTAAGGAACTAAAAAATGCAGGGGTGTATTCTTTGCTCACCTCAATTTATCTATGCCGTTCTCGTCATAATAAAGGAAGCGGGACAACCTTGTATGACCTAAAAAATGCTTACGATCTTACGGCTGTTGGTTCGCCCACTTGGTCTGATCTTGGTACTTTTTACGGAACGGCTGGGAGCGACTACCACGGGTCTGCTTCAATCACGCAAGCAGTGGCCGCAACTATTCTGCAAGTTGGTTGTTGTGTAAGGACAAGGATAATTTCAAATAATCAAAGAATGATGACTTATGATGGCAACAACGCCAACGACAATTATTTTAAGTTAAACTTAGACAATAGCGCCAATTCACAATTCTATGTATTTTACACCAGAAATTCGGCTAGTTATTTTGCACCAACAGGAACTACAACAAATAGAAATTCAGCCTATCAATCTCTACAGGCTTCTATGGGCGCAACCGAGCATAGGCAGATAATTAACGGACAATTAGCCTCAGCAACTCTTGCCACGTCAAAAAATGCAGTTAACTCACAAACATTTAAGCTGGGTTCGGCTGAAACGTTTCAAGGTTATATAGGTTACGCAAATTTTGGGACTCAAGAGCTAACGCTAACGCAATTATCAAACTTAGAAATGTGCTACAACAATTACATAATGGCCGGGCTAATGCGCTAATGCCCCTCCTCCTGCTCGCCCTCTTCCTCTGCTCATGCTCGCCTAAGCGCACGGACAACAACTCCCTGCCAAATTACGAAATGATGCAAGCCGCCGAGGATGCAGGGAAAACTCCCTCAACAAAATGAGCAAAGACCAAAAAGCCTGTAAAGCCCTTCAATACCTTCTTGACGAGGGATTCATCTCGCTAGGGTACATTGACGGCCAGCCATCGGTATTCCTCACTACGAGCCTTGCAGACGCACAGAAAGCCATCATAGGACTAGCTAAAGACTCTGCGGATTGGTGGAAGTGAGTTCTGACCAAATAGCCGACCTTCGTGAGAGGCTCGCAAGAATTGAGGAAAGACAGATCACGGTGGTTAGCATTTTGGAAAAGAGCCAACTAGGAATAGTCGATTACCACCAGAGACTACAAAAATTAGAAGCTGATGCTCACACCATTAAAACTAAGCTATGGTTAGTCGCTTTGATCTCTGGGGCGGTCTGTTCTACCCTATGGGAAATAATCAAGGCTCGCTTCCTTGGAAGGCATATTTGACACTCTCAAACTACATTATGACTATCAATAAACTTTCTGAGGTTTTGAGCTAATATGCCAGCGACCACAATCGGCACGGCTGGGCTTGTGTTTGGGTTAACTGCGGAAGCCGGAATCGGATTGATTCAGAGCTTTTCCGAGGCTCGTAGCGTTGAGAAGAACGAAGTTAAAAATAATACTGGCGATATTGTTGCGATTGGATATTTCAACCCAACAACCGCCTACTCACTCTCCGTTGCCATCACGGGTTCTTACAATGTGACGGCAGGGGCGGCCTTGTCTGCTCTCGCCAATGCAACCACCCTTGGAACGACCCGCATTGATTCGATCACCCTCAACAAGAGCAACGATGCTTTTGTGACTCTCGACATCTCCGCAACTGGTTATCCTAACGTAACCTAAAGAAGCACCCGCTTCTTAATGAAATCCTAATCTCATGGAGGGAATCGCATATTGGGGCACGACAAATATCAAGGTGGCTAGTGCTGTGGCCGGGGCTGGTGGCAAGCTCCGCAAGCTAGACCCAGTTTCACGAACGATAAAAGAAGATGGCAGTTCACAAGTAACTTTCTGGTTCGAGGCAGGGGGCAAGGGTGCAGAAGTTAGAGCAGAAATGGAGTGTCCGTGGAGCGAGATGAAGTGTCCCGAAGAATCCCCCATTCGATATGTTCGCGCCGCCCTTGAGAACAGGGAAACACTTTTGGGCTTGGTCAAGAGAGCAACCAGTATTCGAGTTATTGAGCGTGGCGGTCAAACTTTGCTTGTGTCAGAAAACGCAACCTCAGATCAAAAAAGGGCGATGCTTAGGCACTTATGAACATATCCTTAGATGAAGAATTAAACTCGGCTTTTATAGCAAATGCAAAATACTATAACGGCGAAAAGCTCGCAGACTATACAGAGGGAAGCAGACTGCTTTTATTGCAAGTACGGAGCGATGAAGACACAACAATGTTCTTTATTTGGGCTTTTATATTCATGCACATTCAGATTGCTAAAAACAGAGACACAGCCATTGAACTTGCTTGGAATAAAAATCTGTTTAGGTCGAGGCTTTTAGATTGGATGGAACACAAGAACGATGAAGAACGCTCTATTGCCTCAAAACTTGTTGAGACTATTATTGAAGAATCTAACAAGGGCGAGGTTACGATTGTTCCTAGTGGGGCAACAGCATCGGGAAACGATTAACGCCAGCGTGGACGGCGGCGTTGGTCTTCACGCTGGCAAAGAAAACAGGATGGAGCATTGACTATATTATGTGGCAAGTTCCCCTAAAACTAATCATTCAAGCACGGCACACATTTCTTTGGAGTGAGGGCGTAAACTGCCGATCAAAGGGTAACTTTAATCAAGAAGATATGAAGGGCATAGAAAAGTTCCTCAACCTATAAATTGACGAACGCCAATAGTTATGATTGTTTTAGATACAACTGACTTCAATAAAACCCTCCAAAGATACATGGAGTTGTCTGGGAAGTTCTATGTTGATGAGACAAACCGCAGGGCGGCCAATATCTGTATGCGAGCGATGGCAGAACGAAATACAAAAAGGGCAGACACGGAAGATATTAGGAAAAGTCTAAAAGCCGATGAGGTCATTCAATCATCATATGTCTTCACAAATAAAAAGGGGAAAGAGGTTGTTAAGTTTAGAAAGAGTCCAAAGCTAATGTATTCTGGAAAGAAGGAAGCCTTTCAGATTGCGACATGGAGAATACGCAGGGGCAAGAACAAGGGATTCTATCAGAGTTTTCCAAGATCGTTAGCGGGGCCGGGCAGGGGGCATAAAGGAAGAAGCGGTTCGGCTAGTATGTTTTACAATAAGCTGGTTAAAACATCCATGTCTTCTAGTGGATATATCGCCGCAGGGTGGATTCCGGCTTACAATCTATTCAAATCATTCCTAACCAAAGGGCCGATGGCGGCTGAACTCAAGGCAGTATCTAAGGGCTTAGAAAAGCGGTTCTCTGTTCTCAAGGGAAGCGCAAACTTTGGGGGCGGTGCGCTGGCAGTAATTGGAAAATGCAGGGCTATATTTGGCAATGCGGCTGATGGTGCAGACAAGCCTAAGAGTGGGGCATGGCACGGACTACAAATGGCTATGGATGAAGAAGAAGATGATATGAAGGTATATATTGAGAGAAAGAATCAAGAAATAGCTGACAAGCTCAAGGGGTAATATGGGATTTAAGATTGAAGGAGAGGTACTGATTGACGACAAAAAGGGAACTCCCGTACTCAAAAACCTTCAGCGTGAGGCCAAAAAAACATCTAAGACTTTTGATAATGCTGGAACATCAACAAAGCACCTAGCCAAAAGCCTATTACATCTAGGAAGCGCAGGAACAGACGCATCTCATTCTTTTATGCAACTGGCTCGGCTTGGCACGGCTGGCATTATTGGGGCGGCGGCGGTTGGTGCGGTGAACAAGTTTGGGGAGGCGGTTAAACAGGCGGCAATCGACTATTATGAAACGCAAAAATCCCTAGCTGGAGCTTTTGAGCAATCATTCAAAAGCAAAAGCGTTGACGAGGCTCAAGCTGGACTTCAAGCAACAGAGGATATTGTAGAAAAACTACGAGATAAACTAACAAAACTAGGCTCTTTAGGAAAAATACTTGGAGGACTCGAGAAGTTAACCGGAATAAACCTTGGCGTTGCAGACACGGAAAAAGAGTTAGCCGATACCGAAGCCCTTTTAGAAACACAAAAACAAATAATTGCAACAAGACAAGAAGAAGCAAAAATAATAAAATCGGGAACAGAACAGTCGGGAGAATTAGAACGAACTGTTAAATTAAATAAAATACTTGAACAGCTAGATAATGTAAGAAATGGAACAAAGGAAGATTCATATAATAATTTAAGAGCAGAATTAGAACTATCAAAATCTGAGCTTATAATAATCAACAAACAGCTAGAGCAATTATATGAGTTAAAGGATGTTGGCGTAAATATAAAACTTATTGACGATCTTACAAGAAAGGGAAGAGAAAAAGACCTAGAGATTGCACAAAAAAGATTGACGCTTGAGCAATCTGTAAAGAAAACTAGAGAAGATGAAACTAAAAAAGCTCAAGCACTAAGCGGTGGCCTATTGGGAGCAAGCAGAGGAGGGCAACAAGCCCTTGGTTCAGCTAGGAAAAGGACGGAAAGGGAAAACAAGCAAGCAAATTTCAAGACACAAGAGGCAGTTTTTGGAAAGATGCAAGATGACGAAAACAAGATAAGGGCTGAGAGAGGGCAAGGCCCGATCACAATGCAAGCGATTAAAGAACGAGAAGCCGCCAAGCAATCAGCAAGAGAAGCACCTAGCCTAGCCAATCAAATTCAAGGGCAAATGACGGGTGTTGACCCCTCCCAAATTGCATCTCAACAAGCACAAAGCAGATTCGAAAAACAATCTATGGGCATGACCTCTGACCTTGGCCCTGCAACTGACAAACCCGGTGTTGAAGCACAGAGTCAAACCGCCGATGTAATGAAGGCCATCACAGCCCTTGTTGACCTAATGAAATCAGCAACCCTTGTAAACTAATTTTATGGCAACAACAATTATCGGCTCGGCAATCAATACGAAGGTGCTTAAAAGGCAGAACTTCAATAAAGAAATCAACGGACTAGAGACGCTCATTGAGGCATATGCAATCAAAACGAGCAATCGAGTTTCAGTTGTTCCAGCAAAGGACACTCTACATTCTGCGTTCTCGTCTGCCTCTACAACCTATACAAGAATGGCGGTGGAGTCAGTTGCAACAGAGGAGGAGGACGGCGGGATAACCTCGATGATCGTCACATATGTTGGGCTTACATCTTCAACTGGTCTTCCTCCCGCCGTGGTTCGATTGATTCCAACTGCAGGGGCTGGTGTATATGGGCCACCTCTAGTCATTGAAGTGGAGTTTGTGACAGATGTCACGGAGTCTCAATTTGCCTCTGGCCAACAAGCAACCACAAACCCAGCCGCCTATAGTGGTGGATGGACTACATTTATTCCTATGCCCGCCTCTATAAATGGAACAGCCTTGCCCGTAAACATTAGAAAGCCTTTTAATAATAATGGTTTGGTTATCGAAAGGTATTACGGATATTGTGCTGACTCTTTCTCTTGCGAGCGCAGGGGGCTTTTCTTGGTGGCAAAAAACATCTATGCTGAAAAACAAGAAATAGCAACCATAAGCTAAAATGAGAGAGCCAAAAATAAACGAATTGCAGGGTGCATCTCGACTCACCCTAGGGTTCTTCAATAGATTAATTCGCAGAATTGAATGCACTAAGCCTCTCGCTGGGGACGGAATTTCAATAAAAGAGGATGACAATGGGTTCACGCTATCAGCTAGCGGGGTTGCCGGGGCACAACGAATCACGCTTAATGTTTGCTCAAACGGAACCCCATCAACGATTGTGGTTTTTGGGATAGCCTAGTCAAATTGACATAAGGAGCACTTCAAATGGCACAAAGCATAGACTTCTATATTGACGTTACGAATGGGACGCTTGTGGCCGCTGGTGCTTCTAGGAGTGGTTCGCTACCAACACTCACTAGAAACGACTCCTATAACTTTCGGGTGCGGTTGCAAGAGAGGGACAACAACGGCTTCTTGCGTGACCTCAGTACGGTTGGTTCGTCCGTAAAGCTAGGCATTGGCGGGATTGATAGTGGGCCTAGCGATGGGAGCTTCAAGCTAGTCCTAAACTCAATCACCTCCCTTGCTATTCCTTTCAATGCCACGGCGGTTTGTGTCTATAATTCTATCTCAGCTATTGCAAGCACCAGCGTTTCCGTTACCACCTACGGAGCAGAGGCCAATTCGTTTCTCATCACATCGGCAACGGCTAACTCTGCGATGTCCTTTGGCGGCTCGTCTTTTACCCTGTTCCCAACTAGCTCGGTCATCGTAAACACAAGACGCTTCCCAGCCACCTCGATTTCTGCACAGCAAGTCATAAAGCTGGTTCGTAACCCCGCAGTTTTCTCGGACACTTTTGTTGCTTCCTCTACCGCTGGGGTTGTTTCACTTACAAAAGTTCAAGATGGTTCAGCAAGCCAGAACGAGATCTATAATCTATCAGTTGGGCCAGACGCAGAGGGTGGTTCGGTTGTTCTTAACTACGGAACAAACAGCACAACGGCAGTTCCGATTGGTTCTAGTGCAACTAGTTTTTCTGGTGCGCTAAGTGCAGTTACTGGAATTGGAACTGGCAACATTAGCGTAGATACTGGAAACAACGCAGGGAACTATACTATTTCTTTTGTTCGTGATCTTGGCCTACAAAACATAACTACCGCCCTCACCCTAGATGCAAGCGGGGTAATCTTTGGAAACTTCCTACAAACAACCGTGACTATGGCCACGGCAGAGCTAGACGAATTATTTGCGGAAGCTGGCAGTCAGACTATTACACCCACGATTGAAATTGAGCTAACTCAATCTGGAACTCCCAAGACGGTTCTTCAAAGCTCAATAACAGTACGCCGTGATCTTATCACCACCGGGAGCGTTGTTCCTGCCGCCCAAAGTTCCTATCTTACTTCCGCAGAAAGCTATGCCGCCTTTGTTGGCAATTCTACAACTGGTGTAAATTCAACGGCTAGAGGTCTTGCCGATTCCTCTGCCGTCACCTCTGTTAATTTCGGGGCAAGGATTCTCAACAATGCCTTTGGAACACCATTACTTACCTTTGATACTGGACTGGCATTTCAGGGTACTCGTATGGGATTCTATGGTTCAGCAATTACGACACAGCCTCGAAATATCAATGTTGTCTCTGGGTTAATCAATGTCGGTCTAATTGCAAGCGGTGTTAGCTACGGAGTCCTTCCACAATCCTCCTATTCCGTCACCACGCTAACCTCCGTCACCTTTGGAACGCTAGCTGGCAACGATCAGCATTATCGGGATGTTGTCGTGACGGGTTCTTCCGTAAATGATATTGTTTTGATTGGCTTGCCCACGGCGATCTCGGCGGGAGCAATAATTCAAGGCGTAGTGTATAAAGCAAATACCGTGTGTCTATCTTGCACAAATGCCGATAGCGTTGCTAGGGATGTAAACACCGCTACCTATCGCATCACAGTAATCGGATATTAACTCGGGGCAGTAGCCCTAACGAAATCCTATGGCTTTTCTTCATGCGAGTGGTAGTGGCTATTTTCCATTCTGTATTTATGAGGGTGAGGGCACAATAGGAGACGGAACAACTTTTCCAGTAGGAATGTCCCTTGAAGATGCAATGTATCTCTACTGGAACGCAAAATCTTTTCAAATTATAGAGACATGGAACACAATCCAATCTGGAACAGATACAACCGTTACCGGCTCAACTAATACAATCTTAACTCCCGATGGCGGATTAGATACAATGAGTCAAATGGCTTGCCGTCCGCTAATAGAGGCAAGCGGGCAGTCTGGAACATTTTCGATAACATTTCCAAACGCAACTGGAGATCCCGGCCCATTTTCTTTTCAAGACAACATTTACCTTTATTTGTTTCAAGAGGTTGGTGTCATTTATAGGAATGGGCTTTATTATCCGCAAATTGCTTTTTTTAGGCTAGGTGGTTATTATTCCTACATTGAGTGGTATAATAGTTTTACTCCAATTTACGGGGGATTTCCAGTTACAATTACAATCAATGGGAATCAATATAGTTTTACTGTATATGCAAATGTGTCTGGAACAAATTTTAATAATACAACAACCAACATAACGATAGCTAGTGAAAGATTGTCTAATTGAAATACTAAAGGCTGGCGGTCTGTTTTGCGGTGGGTTTGTAAGAGATTATTTGATTGGGGGCGAGGACTACAACGATATTGATTTTTACTTTCCATTGGCTACGCCAGAACCCTATGACTCTTGGAAGTTTATTGGAGGAGCAAAAACAATGATTATGCAGGGTAAGAAGTTCCATTGTGGGACAAGCCCATATGATATTACCTGCAATGTATTTTCTTTTGATGGCAAACAAATTGTTGCGCGGCCAACTTTTATGGAGTTTTCTTATACTCGCTCTTGGGAAATGTTACTCAAGAAAGAGTTTGTCTTTACAACAATGATAGACATTCCTTCTGCCGAGAAAATGAAGCGCAGAGGATGGACAAAGATTGGTAATGATTTTAGAAAGAGAGCAGAACCATTCGCCCCCACTTGTGGGGCATGGTCAGAGTTCACCCTGGCAAAGGAAAGATTTGATGCCCTTTGACACCCCGCCCAAGGTATGCAACAAATCTTAACCTTCATTCAGTCTCAAGACATATTTGCGTGGGTTGGTGCGGTTGTGGCTCTCCTATCTGCGGTGATTGCGATTGCTTCCTTGATTCCCGGTGACCAGCCCGAGAAGTTCTTACAATCCGTGGTAGACGTACTTTCCAAGTTCTCGAAAAAGTAGGCCATGTTTGAGGCCGCCATCGCCTCGTTTGCGGGAGTTATTGGAATTGTTTATTGGTGGCTTAAAAATCGTGCAAAGACTAGGACAGAAAGAGACGATGCAGAAATTGAATATCGCCGTAGGGTTCGCGATGCTGACCTTGATTCTTGGTGGCGTACTCGTCCTTAGCTCTTGCGCTTCGACTAGCTACAACTACACCGCCCCCGCACCCGCCGACATCCCTGCTCTGATTATGGAGTGGGATAAATTAGAGCGAAGTCTTGGCCAAGTGAAGCCAGAGTTTCGCGAGCAATATGCCAAAGCATTAAAGGCACTCAGCAACGCCATTGCAGAGGAGGAGCGTTGGAGATCGAGGGCAGAGAATAAATGACGATCAAAGAAGCCTCTGAGAGATCGAGGGGGCACATCGCAAACCTCGAGCCTAGTTTCGGGGATAGAGTTTCTAGGTGGTATTCGGAATTGATAAGCAAAAAGATTCCAGTTCTGATCTATTGTTCAAGCCGTACACCCGAGGAGCAAGAAGAACTATACGCCCAAGGACGAACAAAGGCAGGGACGAAAGTCACCAATGCCCGTGGAATACCCCCACAATCACTCCACATTGATCAAGGCAATGGGAGTCACGCAATAGACTATGTTCCCCTATCCCTAGGTTCAAGTGGTTCTTTTACGGCATCGTGGGACGATTCTCAGACCTACGCAATCTGCCAAAAGATCGGGGAGAAGTATCAGCTTCGACATCTTGAATGGGAAGAACCCCACTTAGAAGATGGATTGATTTCTGGATGGCGAGAGTTAGTCACACCTCAGAAAGAAGAAGTAATTCAAAAGAAAAGTATTGTTAAAAAATTTCCTTGGTCTAGTCGTTAAAAAGATGACAGGCGTGAAGGTTGTGGCGAGTAACGAATTTACGGAGAAACACGCTTATCATCTTTCACAGATTCAACTTGCTACGATTGAAGCGATAGAAATTAAGTATCGCAAAGGCCAAGCTCAACACGGAGAGGCCGGCCCCCTTTGGACGATGCCCACAATTCGAGTAACCGAGAACGCCATAGAGGAATCAATCGACCAAGTGACCTATCTAATGACGCTTCGTGGCCAAGTTAAAATAATTTTAGAGTTGGCGAGGCTCGGAATGGAGGACGAAGATTTGTGCGCTACCACGGCAAGAGATTCGTGCAAGCGCATCTTCGACATGATGGGCGGGATTAAGTGAAGCCGATTAAGTTTGTGGCCGCCGGCGATGTCCACGGCGATGAGCAAGACCCAACAACTATCAAAGCCTTGCTCGCTTTTTGTGCCGACTATAAGCCCGACCTAGTGGTTTGCCTTGGAGACCTTTGGGACTTCCGAGCGATACGCCGAGGGGCAGACGATACAGACCAAGCCTCTTCGCTTCAAAGGGATTGGGATGAGGGCGAGGAGTTCATAAGGTCGTTCTTTAAATTTGGACAGGAGAGGATATTCCTTAGGGGGAATCACGATGAGCGTATTTTCGATATGTCCACAAATGTCCGAAGTGGGGTGGCGAGGGATTACGCTTTGGATGGGTGCAACAATATCGAAACCATTATGAAGGAGACTCGGGGCAAGATGTATCCTTACGATTCAACGGCGGGAGTATATAAGAACGGCTCGCTTACTTTTGTTCACGGATACGGAGCTTCAATGCACGGAGCGAAACAACACGCAGACGCTTACGGAGCAGGGGCGGTTCTGTTCGGCCATACCCACGCCATAGATTATTTTAAGAGCGTGAGCTTTGATTCTAGGGAGGCTTACAATGTGGGATGCCTTTGCAACAAGACCCCAGCATATACAAGGGGACAGATGCGAAGGCTACGATGGCAACACGGCTGGGCTTTCGGACTGATTCACGAGCACGGCCACGATGTATTCCAAGCTAAAGAAAGAAATGGAAAATTCATCGTGCCTACCAATATGAAAACATTCTGATGAGTGGCGAATGGGTCAAGGCACTTGCCGATCATATTTTGAAAAGGGATGAAGAAGAAATCCCTCCCGGTTGGCTCACAACAAAACAAATCGCTAAACTTTTTAAGCGCACACCCACCACAACTTCAAGAATAATTTCGCAGATGGTTCGGGCTGGCAAAGCGGAAATGAAAAAGTTCAAGGGGACTATTTGCGCCCAGAGAAAGAAGCACAACGAGTCACTACGATCTGGGCCAAGCCAAAAATATCTCCGCAAAACCCCATACTTTCGACTAATTCCCCCTGCTACAAAGCCCCCAGCATCAAAGAGTTACAAACAATCGTCAAAATAAGATAAGAAAAAGGTGGACAAGTTTGGCGGGGTGGTATAGATTTCTCATATGGAAACAACCACAGCGGAAAAGACGGAAACCCCGAGCAAAGCTAGCCACACTAAAATAGTTCTTTCGGTCAAGGACGTAAGCGGAGAGGTTTTCACTCGCCTTACTCATCGTGCATATACTCACGTTTGCGTTACTGACGTAACAGGACTCGGCTGGGGCGGGGGACACACCAAGGTAGTTACTTGGCACACTTCGATTAAAAATGCCAAGCCCCCATACTTTATCAAAGGTCGTCCATTTGAAGTTGTAGAAGTAAAATAACCCAAACCCAGAAAGACCCAAACCAAATGAATACACTAGAAAATATGGGAGAAGTTTGGAAGTCCATTGTCGATGGCTCAATCAATGCTTGGGAACGAGAGTGCGAATTGTTGGAGCAAGGATACGAGAGAATGGACGATCAGCTTAACCTTGGAAGAAAAGTTTGTCGCTATCGCTTGTTGGTACAAAAAAGAAAGGAATCATAATATGAATAAACTCCTCCTCAGTTATATCGCTGGCCTCGTGATCGGGGCTGGCTCGGTTCTAGCCATCGTTGAAATAGTATTCACAAGATAAAAGATTTATCTTTACACCCCAGAAATCCTACCTAATAATCCACCAATGAAATCCCCGCTACCCGCCCGACCAGTTGCTTGTGCAAGCAATGTTTACGGCAAGGAATACGCCGACTACATCCACCAACCCAAAGCGAATGGGTGGCGGTTCTTGTTCGATCAAGCTACCGGATTGGTTATGAATCGCCACGGCGTGAAAGCCAAGAACTCCGAGCTAGTTCTGGAGCGGCTCAAGGGAATCGAGATCAAGGCACGATATATTGATGGGGAAATTATGGGGATGCGAACTAGGTCAGCCAAGGGAACGATCATCTTGATTGATGCGTTCGACCCAGCCAACCCTCTCCCCATATCGGAACGGCTCAAGCTCATTGAGGAGATTGAACCCGCATCCTACGAGGTGAAGGCCAACGCTCTCCTACGGATGCCTCGCCTCGATCACGACAAACTCAAAGCGTGTTGGGCTGAGATGGACTACCAGAACCAAAAGGCGGGGGAAGTTGTTTGGGAAGGATTCGTCAGCAAGGATGATCAGAAATATCCTTGGATTTCAAACCCCTCCTACTGCTCACCCGAATGGCATAAGATGAGGATTCGCTGGTGACAATCTTCCTCCTTGTTTTTTTTATGTTGCTTTCAATAAATGGCATCAGAGTTATCGGCAAGTATCTTGCTGAGAGTGCCGCCGAGAAGGAACGCCAACAGGGTCGCTTACTCCTTGCGCTCGATAGGCTGAACAGATTACAGGCAGAAAAGACCGAACTAAAATATCCAACGCCACTATTCAAGGGCGAGTGGGCGGGGCGTAACTAAATGAAGCTGACGCCATCAGCCAAGTTTGAGCTTCTTTGGAAGAGTCTGACTGGCTATGGCGGTTATCAGTTATTAAAGGAATACAAGTTTGCTGAAGGCAGAAGATTTAGATTCGACTACTACCATGTTGAGGGCGTAGCAATCGAGCTAGAGGGAGGAGTGTGGACTAGGGGCAGACATACAAGGCCAACCGGATTCCTTAATGACATGGAGAAGTACAACCTCGCCGCCTCAATGGGCATCCTAGTTTTCCGAATCCCCTCCCACGATATCTCGGCCAAATGGATTTCCCCGATAGTAGAAACCATAACCAAAGGAACAACCAAATGAAAAAACCAAAGAATACAAAACCAGCAACAGAACCAAAGACGGAAATCAAAGCAGAGTCCATACCCGACACGGAGCATGACCAGAAGAAAGACTTTTCTTTCATGCGCTTCCCCGACTCAGTTCGGCGAGAGCGTGAGGAATACGGACATTATGGAAGCACCCCAAACTATTGAACCCAAAGGAACAACCAACCAATGAATGAACAGATGATTGTAAAGAATGACCAAGGGTTAGGCCACTCCAACGGAGTGCTTAACTATATGCGACAGGCTACGGATGTAGCCAGCGTATGCAGGGAGATCGTAAACGCCACGGCACAACAGATCGGAGTAAAGAGATATGTCCGAGTCGAGGGCTGGCAATCAATCGCCATCGCTCACGGATGCGTAGCCTCCGCACGAGATGTTGAGCGTCTTGAAGATGGCTTTAGGTGCATAGGCGTAGTTAAAAGAATGGACACAGGCCAAGTCATTTCCCAAGCCGAAGGGTTCTTGGGCGATGACGAGGATATGTGGAGCAAGCGTCCAGTTTATGCACGGAGGGCGATGGTGCAGACCCGAGCAATCAGTAGGGCTTGCCGCTCTGCCTTTGCCCACATCGTGGTATTGATTGACCGCAATCTTAGCACAACGCCGGCGGAAGAAGTTCCTCATGGAGGGTTTGATAACGAACCACTCAACACCCACAAGAACGAAGCACCTCCCGCCAAGATTACAAAGGCAGAGGTGGCCGAGATCACGGCTCAGTTGGTAAGTGAGCAAGCCCCAGCAACCGAGAAGCGGGACATGGTTCTAAAGTTTGGCAAGCACAAAGGCTCAAGCCTACGAGAGATTGCCAAGTTCCCTAGTGGCAAGGGGCTGGACTACTTAGATTGGCTGGCCAAGCAAGAACTGAAACCCGCCGCCGATGGAAAGCCATACGCCAACGACCTAATCAGAAACCAAATCATTGCAGAGATACTAGCCGAGGAGGATAAAAAAGATGCAATACCCTTCTGAGCAACCCAAAACATTATCAATAGGGGCGAGCCTGCTCCCCGACCTTTCCGCAATAATGCGGGAGGGTATGCGGTTGGCAGAGGCTAACGAGAGGAATCGTTGTGCGGAACTTGTTCAGCAATTAGCAGACGGCATTGAAGATCAAGTTCAAAAAGAAACACTCAACGAAGTGGTGCTTGCTATACGGAGGCTCGCACCAAGTGTCGATTGATGTCCAAGTTCCAAAGGTGAAGTGGACAATGATTCAATGGCAATCAACAAAAGAAAGACCGGACAACTATGCGAAAATCTTACTTGATCGAGACGGCGAAATATTGGGAGGGCGGTATATTGAACCGCACTTCTATATTGGAGATTGGCAAGTGGCTTCAAAAATTATTCAATGGGCGGCGTGGCCGCTCCCACCCAAATGATAAATTTCCTTTTATCCACCGCCAAGTTGCTAGTAGAGCTTGGGGTATTGATAGGGCTTTCATTCGGCGTTTTTCTTGGGGTGCTATTTTTGCTCGGCCTGTGCTGGGATGCACTAAGAAAGTGGTGGAACGATGAGCGTTAAACGATTGGCATTAGTGGGCGACCTCCACAAAAACCTAGCAAGCAGGATGAAGGAACTGTTTGCAAGCCTCACCCCAGCCCAGCGGGAAGCGTTCAAGGATGTAAGAACACACCTCGACTATTCGCACAAGGTAACGAAGGAGCTATTGGCCAGAGCCAAGACCTACCGGGAACGAGACAAGGAGAAGCGCAAATGAAGCGGGACAATTTCTGGTTTGCCTTTGAACCGAACCGATGGCTATCGAATGAGAAGTTGGCCTTAGTGAGTCTTGGTGCGAAAGGGCTATGGATTCATTTGCTCTGCCTAGCCTACAAAGCCAATGAAGGGGGGCGGCTGGTCATCAACGGAATCACGCCGACCACGGAACAGATAGGCAGAATGGTGGGTGAGGATGCGACAAAGCTACTCGATGAACTAGAAACCGCTGGTGTTTTTACCCGAAAAGATGGGGCTATCTATCACTCTGGTATAGAGAAAGGACTTGTGAAGATGAACCAAAAGGCAGAAGGTTATGCCTCAAGGATGACCCATAGATGCACCATAGATGAGCCATCTATGAACCATCTATCGCCCATAGATGAACCATCCATCGTACAGAATAAGAGTAAGAGTAAGAGTAAGAGTTATAGTCAGAGCGAGAGCAATAGTAACAACAAGAAAGAGAGAGAGGGCTTGCGCCCCACGCGCGTTGATTGGTCTGCATATGCAAAGGAGATCGGATGGGGAGCAACGGATGCGGAGTCGGCTTTCGATTACTACGAAAGCAACGGATGGAAGATTGGGGGCAAGACCCCCGTGAAGGATTGGAGAGCTTGCGCTCGAAATTGTCAGAGACGGAATCAAACCACAACCAAAAAGGAAAACAAACCAATGAATGATAACCACCGGAATAGTTGCTACTCACCGCCCACCTACAAGGTAATGGGCTTTAAGTGCAGAGAAGATTGGGTGAAAGCGGGTTGTCCATGATAACAGAGGAAAGCGCGGCAATAAGTACATTAGCTTACAGGCTCAAGCAAATTGAGGAAAGGCTTGCCATGCAAAGCCATAAGTTTACATTGCAAGATCACAAGATAAACCAGCTTGCAGGGATAATCGGTAAGCTAAAGGAGAACTCCGACAAAGGGCAGATTGATAACCTAGCCTCTATAATGGCCAACATTCGTCTCACAATACCCCGCAAAATGATCAGAGATCATATCCAAGGGGATGACATACCCATCGAAACTCCAAAGGAACTACTGCCTACATTTCAAACCGTGAGAAGCAACCGCTCTTATGAGGTGGTTAAGAAACGCTGGGAGCTATGGAAAACTCAGATTGATTCGGGGGCTACTCCGGCTCAACTTGCAAAGGCTTGGGGTTGCGAAAGAGGAAGCGTCTATCATGCGATAAAGAATAAATTCGTAGCGAGACGAGGTACAGGAAGGAATCTAATCGAGTTCCCCAAATGCAGACACTCAGCTATGCGAGCAAAGAAAAGGAACATCAAATGATATTACTTGCCGAGCAATACGAGCTACCTTTCACCCGAACCACTCACCCAAAGCAGAGTGAAGGCCACGACCAGAACGCCAGAATCCTAGCCCACCTAAAAACAGGGCGAGCGATCACGGCTCTCGATGCGTTGGAATGGTTCAGATGCTTTCGCCTAGCAAGTAGGATATGCGATCTGAAAAAGATGGGACATCCAATCTACAAGCGCACCGTGAAAACGAATAGCGGGAAAAGCGTTGCGGAGTATTATTTGTAACAACCTAAAGATGGAACTTGCCTTAACAAATCTGCAACATAGAACCAACAACAGATGAGCGAACCCTTCATATCCTCGGCGGCCAAGGCCAAGGCGATTATCAACGAGCGATACACGGCTGGTGATATTGAGAACCTGATGGCAACGACCAAGAGGCAAGACAAGATCGAGCTATTGAGAGACGCAGTAAAGACTCTGATCACGAATGGCATCCCGACCCGGACTATCGCCGAGACGCTAAACAAAAGCCAGGGGGCTATCCAGTACCACGCTCGCTACCTATCGGAAAACGGTGAGATCAAGAAGCCAAAGCGCACAAGCCAATGGCGGGACGCTATCAAATGAAGAAGCCGTGGTATCTTGAGAAGCCAAAGAAGGTGAAGAAGAAAATGCTCCATCGTGGGTTTGGAGCGTTGGCTGAGGCATACAAGGAACGCAAGCGCAAGGATTGGACTGACGGAATCATCAGATTGGCGGCCTTAGTAAAATGAAAACAGACGGACAAGACCCAGCCGACTCCATTCGGGCAAGCTACACCCCAGATATGGCAGAGACCATCGACACCCTTGAAGATCAAATGAGGGAACGGCTCTCGCAAATGCAAGCGATGAACCCCGCACTTGGCCTAGACCAGTTGGCAAAGATGCTCACCCAGATCGTAGAAGAAACTGTGTCTAGCCAGACGGACAACCCAACTCTTAAGAATAAGCGAGATGATACCTTGGACGAGGCGATTCTAGCCACGATGTCGAACCGATCACCAGAGAGCCTCACCAGTTTGGCCGCCCGATTTATGAACCCATCGACAGGCAAGCCCTACACCCGAGCCGCCCTATCAGCCCGCATTTCCAAGTTCACAAAGCGCACAGGCCTCACCCTCCGCATCCAACGGACGGAGCGAGTTAGGGAAATCTACAAGGAGCGAGCCAAGCGCATCCATGAACGCCGGCGTAAGGAATGTCCAAAATGGAACAAGGATGCCTTTGCCAAGGGCATTAAAAAGGGAGGGAAAAAACGGTGAGGGTAGGGAGCAAAGTGGTTTGTGTGGATGACCGCTTCCCAGCCGAAGCCCTCAAGCTATTCAAGGCACTCCCCATCCAAGACCGCATCTATCAAATCCGATCAATGGAGGTAGGCGTGAATTGGAGGGGCGAGGCGGGGGAGGTTGCCGTGCTTTTGGAAGGGCTTATCAACCCCTGCTCAACCACACCGCCCCATCGTGAGCGAGGATTTAACCAAGAACGATTTCAAGAGATCGAACCACCCGCAGAGGTCGAGGCCGAGGAATTGGCCGAAGCCTTTGCATAACCCAAGGAACAACCACACATGAGCGACAAACAAACAGGCATCGAGTTAAAGAAAACCATCACCCTATTAGAGAAGGCCAAGTCAGAGACCGTGGAACATATGGGCGAGTGCATATCCCTAGCCGCAGACGCAGGGGACATCATCGCATCAGCACGCAAGGAGGACGCAGACCTCGACACCATTCTATCCATAGCAGGGATAAACGGTGAGCAAGCCCGCAGACTAGAGAGGGTAGCCAAAGCCAGACCCACCCTAAGCGCACCAGCACCGGGTCAGCTCAAGCAGTTGGCGTTGTGGGCTGGCATCTTGCCCGACCCAATCGAGAACAGCACCCCTAGACCCGAGCGTGCGTGGCATCACTATATAGTCCTTGCTAAGCAATGGATAGCCAAGAAGGTGGTCGACCAATGGTCACCCGAACAACGCTCTGAGTTCATCGATGAAGCCCGCCCCATCGCTCAAGCCTACAAGGACGCAGGGGGGGAGCTATGACAGGGAGCGACCACAAGGCCACGCAATCGCTCGCTATCTACCCTATTAGGAAGGGTGGGGTGGGGGGTGGTACTAGGAGGCTTCCAAAGGCAAAATACCCCCTAAACAGGTTCCGAGGCGCGATTATTTTGTGCGAGTTGACTTAGAAACCCTTAGTTCAAAGCTAGTTACAAGTGATCACTCAAAACACACTCGTTAAAAAGTGGGGAATAAGCGCAGGGGCGATTTCCAAAATGGTAAAAAGGGGGATGCCATTACAGAGTGAAAGCGATGCAGAAAATTGGAGAATGGCAAATCAGAAACGAGTGGGCAGGGGCGGGGGCAAGCTAAAAAACCCAATCAAAATAGAGTCAACAAAGGTTCAAGAAGAAGAGGGTGATTGGATAAGCCCCTACGCAAGAATCAAGATGGCAGAACAAGCCCTGCTAGAAGCGAATACAATGCTTAAAAACTCTAGTGCCGAGGGTAATGCGGTAGCGATGAGGGCGGCGGTTGACTCGCAAATAAACGCTCAAAAGAGCCTTATCATAGCCGAGGAAGCAAAAGAGAACCACGACCTTAGAAAGCGCAACACCCTTGCGATGGCAGAGGTCAAAGAGTTTATATCAACTTGGTTCGGAGCAATCCGAAACCTAATGGACGCTATGCCCTCCTCCCTTTCAGCCCGAGCCAACCCCTCAGACCCGGAGTGTGCAAAGGTGGCCATCCAAGAAGGGGTAGATCAAATCTTTATCACCATCCAAAAAGCAGAGGGGGAGTTCAAATGATATTAGGACTAAAAATAGGCGTGGGGATAGTGCTAGGAATAGTTCTAATCAATGTGGCCTTCTGGGGCTTCATCATCCTGGCCTATCTGATCGTCACCCTGTTCGAGTGTATTGGGAAGTGGATTAACAAGTGAACGAGTGCTTCCTGTTTATTGTGTTTATTCTTTGTCTCTTGGGGTTAATCTTGCCAGACTCAGACGAATGAAACGCTCCTCCTTAAAGCGCAAGACCCCGCTACGACGAGTCTCTAAAAAGCGGAAGTTGCAGAACGATGTGTATAAGGAAGTAAGGATAAAGTTCTTAACTCTGAACCCCCTCTGCCAAGTATGCTCAAGCGTAGCCAGCCAAGTTCACCACAGGCGGGGGAGATTTGGGGACAGGCTCAATGAGGTAGAGTTCTTCTTGGCGGTGTGCTTTGATTGCCACCACAAGATTCATATGAACCCAGCGTGGGCTTATGCAAAAGATTATATGGTGAAGCGATGAATTTAATTTGGAGCAAGGAAATGGAGGCTACCGTTGTTCTTTATAGAAACAACGGGATGAAGTTTGATGATATAGCTGAAAAGTTAAATATAACCACAAGTGCCATAAAACATAAATTCAGAAGAATATCACAAAACAATAATAGCGAAAAACATCATCACCCAAAACAAAAATGGGAACAAATCGAGCGATACATCGAAAGCAATAAAAATTATATTTTAGAAACAAACTGTGGGTGGGGGAATCTTACAAAACTCTATCAACAATATGGAGAGGTTCTGTGTTACGATATAGACAAAAAAAGAGTGGAGTATATTAATAAAATGCAGATGCAAGATGTATATGCTGAACACGGAGATAGTATAATTGAGTCACATGGGCTTGTCGGGAATAAATGCAAGTTTGATATAATAGACCTAGACCCCTATGGTATGCCGAGCAGATATTTCCCCCACATCTTTCTTTTAATGAACAAAGGGTATCTTTTTGTGACCCTTCCAAAATTGGCCGTTCAAAAACTAAATAAGATTACCGCAAAACATTTAGACTGTTTTTGGGGGATAGGTGAAACAAACAGAAAAGAATATGAAGATATAATTATTAAAAAAATTATAGATTTTGGTATGCAAAATTATAGAGAGGTAATACTTGAAGAAATTATATCAGTTGGTAGCGTTTACAGAATAGCATTTAGGGTGGAAAGAAAATCATCTCTTGATTTGGTTGGGCTCAATGTTGTTCGCAACCCAATTATAGCAAAAGCGGCCAATGAAAGACTTTTGTTTTAATACAAATGAACCCACTCGAAGAAATCAACGGATTCACTAGGGAACTATTCAAGCCCAGAGAGCATCTTTCAATTCCAGAATGGGCAGAAAAGAATCTCACTCTATCGGCAAGGGTGACGAATATACCGGGTGCTTACTCAACAAACTTAACGCCCTATGTCCGAGAACCCCTTGAGGCTTTCGGGGATGATTCAGTTCGGCGGGTGTGCCTAGTCTGGGGAGCGCAGACCTCCAAGACTACAACGATTCTCGCTGGCCTAGCCTATCGACTAGCCGAGCGGCCTTGTCCCGCCCTTTGGGTGATGCCCTCCGAGGCTCTTGCTAGATCGTTCTCTGAAACCCGATGGTTGCCAATGATTGATGACTGCCCAGCCCTAGCCAAAGAAAAGCCCGACAACACGGACAAAATCAAGATTCTTGAACAGCATTTTAGAAAGATGAGCCTTTGGTTTGTCGGAAGCAACAGCCCCGCCAATCTTGCGTCTCGTAGCGTTTCACTTTTGATGCTCGATGAGGTGGACAAATATCCAGAGGCAGGGTCAAGCAAAACAGAGGCGGGAGCGTTGCAACTTGCAGAGGCAAGAGTTAGCACCTACCCGAACCATCTAATCATAACCACTAGCACCCCGACCACGGCAGATAGTACGATTTGGAGTGAGTGGCTAAAAGGGGATATGCGGTTCTTCTTTGTGCCTTGCCCCCATTGTGGATTGAAACAGAAACTTATTTGGGGACAAATCAAGTGGGACGATAAAGCAAAACTAGAGGATAGCGTATATGACTTCGCCCTAGTAAAATCTTCTGCTTATTATGAGTGCGAGGGGTGTAAGAAGCCAATCACCGATGGACAAAAAACCGCCATGCTTAGAGGGGGGGAGTGGAGGGCAACCAATCCCAACGGCGAACCAGCTAGACGCTCCTACCATCTCAACGGACTCTATGCCCCTTGGGTTACATTCGGGAGCTTGGCGGTTAAGTTTCTGCAAGATAAGTATGCGGGAATCGTGGGCTTGCAAGATTTTATCAATCGAGTATTGGCCGAGCCCTGGCTTGAACACGAACAGGAACGAATCGAGATTAAGGCGGGAGGCTACAAGATGGGCGAAGTGAGGGAGGGCGAGAAGTGCGTGATGAGCGTGGACGTTCAAGAGTCCGGCGGCTTTCATACTTGGGTACTGGTTCGAGCCTATAATGATGAAGGCAAGTCTAGGATGGTGTGGGCTGGCCGTCTTGAAACTTGGGGCGATATAGAAGCAAAGGCAGAGGAGTTTAAGGTACTGCCCAAGATGGTCTTTATAGATTCGGGCGATCAGACGAGGGAGGTTTACTATCAATGTTGCTTACACGGCTGGATAGCCTTGGTTGGTTCAGATCGTTCCTCCTTCTCGGAGATTGTCGGAGAGCAAAAAGTGACTCGACCCTTTGCAAGAATATCCAATGGAGACCCCCTATCGGGCAAGGCGGGACAATCTAGGGCGGGATGGAAGTGGAGACTTTGCCCGGTGTGGCGTTGGTCTAACCCCAGCATAAAGGACATATTCTCGAATCTTCTCCACGCTGACGGATTCGTGGCCGATGACGCTCCCGAAGTCTGGCACACCCACATAAGGGCAGAGGTGAAGGTGGCGGTGAAGAATCCCCTCAACGGCAGAACAAGGATGGTATGGAAGCAAATTGGGAAGCAAAACCACTTATTAGATTGCGAGTGCATGAACATTGTGGGTGCTGGATTGCACAAGCTATTAAGAATCTCACCCGCAAGTTTGACAGAGGAGGAAATCAATGGCGAGGGGTGATTTTATTGGGCTACCCTTAGCCACCCTAACTTCTCTGCGTGATAAATATGTCACTTGTTTAGAAGCAATAGCGGTGGCGGGTAGCTCGTATTCGATAGCTGGGCGTTCTTTTTCAAGGGCGAACCTCGGTGAAGTTTCGTCCACGATTGCCGAACTCACCCTAGCGATTCAATCCGCAACTGGCCAACGAGTCCGAACGACCTACGCAAAGTTTGGCCCGTCACGATCTTTGGGAATGGCCTAAGTGAAGAAAGTTGGGCTGAACATACTGGATAGGGCGATTGCTTTTGTTAGCCCACAAAAGGGAGTGGAGCGTCTTGCTTCTCGGGCAAAGCTCACAGCGTTCGATTACGATGCGACAAAATACAACAGACAACGGCGTGGCCCTTCGTCTTTAGCTGGTGCGGAAGGCTTTCGTTCTAACTATGATCGGGTTGAGCTTTTAAAGCGTTCCAGAGACTTAGCCGAAAATGTTGGCCTAGTGCGTGGCCTATTGATGAAGTTTGCAAGCCATTGTGCGGGTAATATTTCCTATCAATGCAGAACAGACAACCCTTCCGTGAACACGGATGTCGAAGCGTATTGGAACGAGTGGTGGGACAAGTGTGACCTATCGGGACGGCATACAGGCTCGTTCCTAATGCAAATTGCAATGATGAGTATGCTAAGAGATGGCGATTTTCTTTTTGCCTTGGTCAGATCGCAAGATGGCAACCTAAAACTACAAGGCATCGAAGCGGATAGGATAGGAGACCCGAACCGAACATATACAAGCCTTAACCTAATCGGGGGAATCCATATTGACCAAGAGACAGGCGCACCAACTGGTTATGATATTTATTTACGCACCTACGGGAACGCTTACATTTTCCAAACCACAATCCCAGCCACTCAAGCCTTTCATCTTTATGACCCCCTCCGCATCGACCAGTACAGGGGAATCTCAGCTTTCCACACGGCAATAAATGATTGCGTCGATCTATATGAAATCATCGCCTCTGAGAAGATGGCGGCGAAGCTAGCAAGCTCACAGGCTGGAATCGTTAAGCGAAACAACAACAACGCTTCCGACCTATCCACTCTTACCGATGATCTGAACGCCGATAACCAAGGAATCAAACTTGAAACTATCGAACCGGGGAAGATCAGCTACTTGGAAGTGAACGAAGATATTGTATTCCCAGACGGCCCAAGCCGACCCAGCGGGGCTTTTGCAGAGTTTCATAGAATCCTATTGAGGAATATCTGTATGGGGGTGGGCATCCCCTACAGCTTCGCCGTTGACCCTTCTTCGATGTCTGGCCCAACTGCTCGCCTAGAAATGCAACAAGCGGGACGGACTTTCCGAAGATACCAAAAGCTCTTAGAAGATAGGGTACTTCGTCCCCTCAAGAACATTGTAATTGCCGATGCGGTTTCTAGGGGATTGATTGAGAACAACCTTGGAGGCAAAAGCACAAAGGGAATCTTTAATTTTGGCGCAAATGTCTCAATAGATTTAGGCAGGGAGAGCCAAGCCAATATCTCAGAATTTCGATGCGGCCTAACCACAGCTAGTTCTATATATGCGGAGAAAGGCTTAGACTTTGAAAGCTCGATGAGGCAGAGGGCTTTAGAGGCTAAACTAATTAAAGACTTGGCCGAACAATACGGAGTAAGCCCAGACACAATTTCAGACATCAACAAACCAATTCAAGCCCCCGCCTTTGGCTCGCCAACCCCTGCGCCCGAACAGATGCAAGAAGAACCACAAGACGAAAACGCCGTGGCCATTGTTCCCTCAATCAAAGAGCAAGACACCATCAGCCGAACAACTGGAAGCGATGGCGATATTGATGTGGGCGAGGAGCGTGAGCCTACCGAAAAAAGTACAACCGAAGATACGCAAAAAAAAACTATAAGTAACAACCTAGAGGAACTGGGAAGCCTAGATAACGAAAGCCTCAAGATGCTTATTGAGGGAATGATAAACTCTTGCGAACTAGGCAAGTATTCAGACATTGATTTCACCCCACCCGAAGGAGCAAGGGAATCGGCAAAGAGAGCCTTGGCAGTTCGTGGGGAGAAACCACCTAGCCAGCGGGGAATGACCTCTGTGGGGATTGCTAGAGCAAGGGACTTGATTGCAGGGAAGAAATTATCACCAGACACAATTCGTAGGATGCACTCCTTTTTCAGCCGTCACGAAGTAGATAAGAAGGGTGAGGGCTGGGACGATCAAGGGAAGGGCTGGCAAGCGTGGAATGGTTGGGGCGGTGACGCTGGATTCTCTTGGGTCAAGAAACTCGTTAAGCAAATGGATAGCCGAGATGAGAAGCTAGAAGAACCAGCTACTTGCCCTATTGCAACGCAAGATGTAAAGACAAACCTAGCCAACAGGCAGAACGCCGTGGACGATGCGAACTATGGCCCAGCCAATCCGAATGAACCTAACGAGGACTATTGGAAGGCCAAGGCTGACGAATTTCAAGGCGATGTAGAGACAGCAAAGAAGATGAGATGCGGTAATTGTGCCGCCTTTAATCAGACCAACAAGCTCCTTGGATGCATCAAGAAGGGCATCGGTGCGGATGCAAATGAAGTTACCCTTGGTGGCGATCTGGGCTACTGCGAGATTTTTGATTTCAAGTGCGCTTCTAAAAGGACTTGTGACGCTTGGATTGTTGGCGGGCCACTAAAAGATAAAGCAAAATAATTGACAAGGTAAGGAAGATTATGGAAAACCCCAACGGCGAAACGATTCTCACAACCTTTCTGAGTTATCAGAACCAGTACAAGATTTTCCATTGGCAGACCAAAAGCTATAGCCAACACAAGAGCTTTGGGGAAATCTACGAATCTCTTACAGAGAACATTGATGAGTTTGTTGAGACATACATGGGCAAATATGGCCGAATCATCTCTGCTTCCACCTTTGATTTTAGCCTAGACAACTACTCCGAAACCTTTGGAGAGTATAACGATGAGTTTATTTCCTTCTTGTCCGATGAGCTACCGGGCTACTTGAACGAAGGGGACACAGACCTATTGAATATCCGAGATGAGATTCTAGGCAATGTGAACCAGTTAAAGTATCTCCTCACCCTAGTTTAATTATATGCCACTCCTTACACCCAAAAAAGGCGAGAAAACCAAGGACTTTGTGGGGCGGTTTATGGGACACGCAGAGGCGAACAAGACCTTTCCAGAAGCCAAGCAGAGGGCGGCGGTTGCCTATCAAACCTATCGAGACACCAAGAAGAAGCTACGCAAGGAAGCCAGACTAGAGGAAGATTCAACTATCATTCCTAATGTCTATATCTTGAGCCAAGGTGAAGCCCGAGGCCACGATCTGTTCATTGATAAGACCTCCATCCAAAAGGCATATGAGCTAATGGCCAAAGCTCCCAACGGCGTGAAAGTGAAGATGAATCACGGAAGCGGATTGGATGCCGTGTGCGGATTCGCTCGCAACCCTCGCATTGAGGGAGACAAGCTGATGGCAGACCTTCACCTACTCAAAAGCTCGCCCCACTACGAATTGGTCAAAGAGATGGCCAACGAAGCCCCCGACCAGTTTGGAGTGAGCCTAGCGTTCTTGAATGAGTCCGAAACAATCAAGGGCAAGGACTACATTCGCCCTCAAAGGATTGAAAGTGCCGACCTAGTTTCAAGCCCAGCGAGCAATGAGAAGTTCAGAGATTTTCAGAGTAACGATGTGGAGATGCTTGTTTTCGCCGTTGGAAGCAAGCTCGGTTATATGGCGGGTGGAGCAAGTATTCCAACCGACCTTCCGCAAGCAGTTGTGGAGCATGAACCCATACTTGACAAAAAGGAAGAAAAGAATATGGACAAAAAATATATGGACGAATTGAGCGAGCTTAAAGCCCGCCTAGAGGCTCTCGAAGCCGCTATGAAACCCGCCGATGAAGCAAAAGATCAAGCTGAAGATTCAGCGGAAGGTGCGCCAGTTGCTGATGTTCCTTCCTCAGAAGACAAAGCCAAGAAGGACGAAAGCCAAATGGCCGAGAAGCTCAAAGCAGTTCTCACCGAGTTTGGTATCAAGCCCATCTCCGCTTCTCCCGCTGTGGAAGTTCCCGCAAAAGTTGAACCCAAGAATTTTGAAGCACTCGTGGCCGCCCATAGCGATTACGGAACTTCGAAGCTCTCAGCCATGAAAGCTGTGATGTTGTCTAACCCCAATGAATATGCCGAAGCGTTAAGCCGTGGCATTACCAAAATCTAACAAAAGGATATAAAAGAAAATGTCTACTCAAATTGATTCAGCATTTCGTACGTTCGGAACTGCCTCGGCAATTTCGGCTTATCGGATGGTCAGCCCCGATACAACCACGGCTGGTTTTGTAAACGCATCGGTTACTGGAAGCGCCCGAGCAATCGGCGTGACGCAAGAAGACGCGCCCGCTGCTGGCTTTGTGACAGTTAAGTTGTTGCACCCCACCTTCTTCGCAACCGTCTCTGGCACGGCGGCGGTTGGTAACACGGTGTTTTTTGATGCGACTGGTTTAGTGACCACGGCGGCCACAAACCTAACAACGGCTGGAATCGCTCTCGAAGCGGCAACGGCAACAAACGCTGTTATCGAAATCGCAATCCCATTGTTCTAAACAATAAACAACAAACAAAAGAAAGAATAATATAATATGAGTTTTATTTCTGGTGGCACAACGATTCGTGCCGATATTAACCAAGCCCTCATTGAAGCACCCGCCTCGATTGGAATGATCGGTGCGGACATTATGCCCCTCTTGCCAGTTTCGGCGAAGAGTGGTGTTTATCTCAAAGTGCAAACTTCCGATGCTGACCTCTTGAACGCTGATGCGGCCAAGCGGAACGCTGGTAGCGAATACGCCCGTGCGATTCGTAAATTCACTTCCGACACCTACGATTGCCAAGAAACCGGACTAGAAGAAGTTTTGGATGACAGCTTCCGTGCGGATGCCGACAGGTTCTTCTCGCTCGAAGCAGAGACGGCGAAGTTCTTGCTCCGTCAGATCAAGCTCTCCCACGAAAAGCGGGTGGCTGATTTGCTCTGGGCAACCTCGACCCCCTTCACCACGGCTGATGTTAGCCCTACGGCTTCCTACATCGAAGCCAATCTTGCCACGATCAACGCCCCTGCGGACGTTGCGGCTGGTAAATTGGCCTTGAATAAATTAGGTTACGAAGCCAATGCGGTCATCATGTCTGCCAACGTTTACGAGCGTGTTCGCCGCACCACCCTCTTGCAGAATCAGTTCTACGGAGTTGTTTCAAATACTGGTGGTCGCTTGCTCGATGAGAAACAGATCGCCCTCGCTTTCGGCGTAGATAATGTCTACATCGGACGTGCGGCTTACAATACTGCCAACAAGAACAAGAGCTACTCTGGCTCGTTCATTGTGCCCGACACCAAGATTGTAGTTGCCAATGTGGCTGGTGGTCAATTCACCGCTGGTGGATTAGGACGCACCTTGGTCTGGTCTGATGACGCTCCCGGTGGATTCGTCTCAGAGAGCTATCGTGATGAGCCACGCCGCTCCAACATCCTCCGTGTTCGTATGAACACCTCGGAGAAAGTCATTGATGCGAACGCCGCCGTCCGTATCACCACGACTTACAGCTAAAGATTAGTTGGTTGTTTCCTCCGAAGAAGGGGGAGCAGGGGAAACCTTGCTCCTCCTTTTTCTTTTGACATTAAGACAATAAAACTATGTCCGACCTTTCCAACTCCGAACCTTACTACGATCAGATTTCCCACGCCGCTAGACCCGGAACGCAATATGTAACCACTACGGCAAGTTCTATTACTGGCGTGTTTGCTGGCCTAGTGGCTATTACTGAAACCAAGTTTTACTCAATCACATCTACGGTTACTGGAATGAGTGCGATTGCAAACACAACCTTGGCAAGTGCAACGACCATTCCTGCCGGTGCTTATATTGCTGGGGATGTCTCCAATTTTCGTATTCATTCTGGCGTAGTCCTCGCAATCGGAGACTAATATGGCTGGTTACGGCTACGGAATATCCGTAAGCGGTAGCAGGACTCCTGTTGTTTCCTCAATCACGCCATCACCCGGACCAACCCTTCCTCTTTCTACTGTTAGTTTAACAATAAATGGAATTACTCCATATTTAAGACAAGATAATACACATTGGCTTGCAAACTATTCTGCAATAGATGGAAATTCTTATAATTTAACTTTTGGTTACTACCAAACAACTCCCAACGCA